CTTACTACCATAAAATATATTATAAAATAATATACCATTTATACTATTTTATTCAAGTATCGTCAAATGTAATTGTACATGGGTATTTTATGAAACAATAGTCTCTCCACGTAGTCGGCATTGGATTGTTGGTTTCGCACCATTCAAACAAAATTTTACCATTATCGGCTTTTACTGGAAATCGTTCCCATAAATTATACTTGAAATTAATAAACAAATTCATAAGTGCCATTTCGTTCGTCTTGCATATAGGGTAATCTAAAATACCTTTTATCATTTCATCTTTAGAAACCATATCTAGAATAGATGTATCATAAACCCATATACAATTTAAAAAATAAGGCATTTCCATAATATTATCTCCAAAATCATTTTGCAGTTTAGATATCATTTTAGGGTTCGTTTGACTAATTTGTGTTTTGAATAATTTATCTTTATTGGGCAATTTGATATAATTGCCTCCATCATCAGGCGATAAGAATTTGTTTTTGTAATCCAATTTAAGAATTGATTCATGAACATTTGAGAGAATTCTCATACCTGCATCTATAAATACAACTCTATCCCACCCCTTGAAATAATCGTCCATTACGTGTAATTTTTCCCATTGATTTGGTTTGGTGATTTCCCTACCGTCAATTGTATCTATAAAATTATTGTACTGTAATTTATTTAATAAGTCAGTTTTTTCAGGAATATGAGGAAACCTCTTTACAGTAATATTGTAATAATCAGAAAAATTATTATTCAAATGTGGTATATCAATACAAATAAGGACTAAATCACCATGCCACTGTCCAGTAGATCTGAGATCAATAATCGACATTTTTGCCTTGTATAGATACATTTCGTCAGTAACCAATACAAAAACGGTTTTTTCATTTTTCTCTCTCATTGTTAGTATTCTATAATAATTGAGAGAAAGACGTTTATATTATTTATTGTTAATATAAGCATATATAAATAACAGTTGTAATGGTACAACTAACGATTGTTATTTTATTAATTGTAATGTCTATGGCAAACTCTTTATATACAGAAAATATAGGATGTTAGAAACATTGGTAATTACTTTAATAATATTTTTAGGAATTTACATTTTATACACATTTTTAACTTACGAAAATATGGCGATATAATAATATAAATGAAATGTCATTTACATAATAGTTTCAAACAAGTGATAATGCATGGATGTGTTCTCTCAAAACACGTTTGTTATTACTATTTGACAGAACCTTTAGATCATATCCGAATAAATGGATTATTTAATTTTTCATACACATCCGTTGGAGCATTTGATAAAGCACATTGTATTTCATATTCTCCGTGCGTACCAGATGGAGGGTGTCGATATTGTGGTATAAGTGCCATTCATCACAGAAAATATTACATTTATAGCATTTTTGTGCGTAAAATTCAAAAAGCATATTTTTTTTATAAATTCAGAAAACTGATTCATAAAAAAATCAAAAATTATTCTTTTTTTTCTAAAGATGGATTATATTTTTATCATTTTTTCCTAAAGTTTTATTTAAAAAATATTGGAAGCAAAAAATATTTGACCGAAACAAATATCGATTATATTATGGATTTAAACTTTCGAAAAATATTTGTTAATTAGATCAAATTACTCAACTTCATTGCTCTAATTAGTCTAGTCATACCAATACCTCCACCTGATCTATCAAAGAAATCGAAATTCAAAAATTCATCCAACTCCTTTTCCACTCTTTCCTGTGTAAATAGATCAAATAATTTACCAGAATATCCAGCATCACTAATAGTATAAAACTGTTTTCTCATTTCATCCTTGTCAGTAGAACGTTGAGCAGAACCAATTGTTTCCATACCCCATAGCAACACATCAACCTTTTTAGAAGTAGTATTGTCTTCTTCATATAACTTCATATTCCAGAATGGAGATGTTTCCAAAGGGAAATTCTTCAAGAAAACTACTGGACCATGTTCTGTACATAGCTGTTCTTCGTGATCATTCTCAAGTTCAGAGACTCCATATTTTTCAGCAGTCTCGCGATAATCAACATCTTTCATTTTTTCACCATCAAAACCAAGGTGCAATAAAAGTTCTCTCTCCATTTTTAACAACTCTTCCATACCTCCCTTTATTTCAAATTCAAACATGGGAAATATAATTTCGTGCCTTCCAGGAACTGGGTTTGGCTCACTGCGGTAGCTTGTACTTACGCAAAAATATCCAGGTGCTCTTTCTGGATACTTTAGCATCTCATACTCAAGCCACATTTGACCGGTTTGAGGTAAAGGATATACCTCTCCAGCATAATTATACGTGGCGATTGTTTGTGGGTCCTCACAAGCTGCTAAAATACTTAGACGATTTTGCGTATGAACCTCAAGGAAACCTTTTGCAGTAAAAAAATCACGAAGTTTGGAAACAACGGCATGGAAGTCGGAAGAGTCAATGATACTCATTATTATACAAAAATAAATTAATTTTTATATCATTTTTCCTAAATAATATTATTTTTAAGTATAAATGATAATAGATCTATTTTTTACTGGCTCTGCTTTTCTTAATTTTCGCACTCGCAGTAGGTACTGGATTATTATTTGAAATATCACGACTAGTTTTATATTTCATATATTCGTTTTCAAACTGGTCGAGTTCGCTAAGCCACATTGTCACTAAAGCTGTACTTTCAAGCTTAGTCAAACTTTTCTCAATTAATTCTTTTTCTTCCAATATTTTCTTGACACGAGCCTTGTTCATATTGTGCATTGGCATGTGTGTAAGATAATCATACTTTTCATTTTGTAATTCATAACCTTTATTTTTCAGAGCTCTATCAGTTTCATCATCATCTGCAAATTTCCTCAAATCAATCGTATTTGATACAATTTCTTGTATAAACTTGGCTCTATTTGAAAGTTCTTGAACTTTCTTCTTCATAGATGCAACTTGGGATTTCTTTCGCTTATCGTACATTCCAATACGAACTTCATAATATGCGTCCATTATTTCAAATACATTTCTATACTTGTGCAGTTGCTTATTTTCATTAAACATATTCATATTTGTAGTATTAACAGTTGTCGTTAATTTCAATATTTTTTCCAATCCATTTATTCCATTTGTATCTACTGTAGATTCAAGTTCTTCTAATTTACCTTTTTCAAATGTTACCGTTATATGAATATGAATTTCCGTAGATATATTTACAACATCCTTTACCATTGCGGTTCCTTTCTTCTTTTTATCACCATCCATAAGATCATCTAAAAATGATAAATAATTCATTGTCCATGTTCCAATTGGAAGTTCTGTAATTAAGATCTTATCCTTATCAATAACATTGTATACACCCTTGATCAAATACTTTGTATTGTTATCTTCATCTATACTTTTTACAGTTCCATTAAAACCCTCAAAATACGGAATTAGTGGTGTGTCCATATTTATTACATTTCCCTGTAATTTCTCGCGCAAGTATTTTACAAGATCTAATGGATTATATGAAGGAATATTACATGAGAATCCAGTACCGATTCCTGATATTCCATTGACCAAACAAAACGGAATAATTGGTGCGTAAAAATACGGCTCTACCAATTGTCCATCATCATCTAAATAATCAAGAACCATATCATCTAGCTCTGGAAAGATAAATCTGGTCATTGGATTCAACAATGTAAAAATATATCTTTCAGAAGCACTGTCTTCTCCACCTTTCAATCTGGTTCCAAACTGACCATTTGGAACTAATAAATTGAGATTATTTGAACCTACAAAAGTTTGAGCCATATTTACAATTGCTCCATTTAGACTTGCTTCACCATGATGATAAGCACTATTTTCAGAAACATAACCAGAGAATTGCGCAACTTTAATTTCGCTTGTTAATCGACGCTTAAATGCACTGTATAATATTTTCCTCAAGCTTGTTTTCAATCCATCCACCATATTTGGTATAGAACGCTCACAATCATACACACTAAAATGTACCATTTCTTTATTGAAGAAAGTATCATATGCTACTTTTTGATGGTTTGTATCCAAAAACGCATTTTTATCATAATTTTCCAACCATCCTTTTCTATCTTCAGCTCGTTTTTTATTGAACACCATATCTACAGTGTCATTTGAATGATTACCATTATGTTGAAATTCTACTACTTTCCTGTTCGCAAAGTACTCTTTAAATTCTGCCGAAGTTGAAGTTCCCAATCCTTTGAAGTATTTCATATTCCAACCTTTTGTTGTACCACCAGGTAACGTTTTTTTCCATTCTCCAAATTCTCCTTCATTGTAGAATCGGAGAACTTGTTGTCCTTTCGTTGCTCTTAATATAGGAGTGTTCATGAAAGAAAGGAAACCGTCGATTTCTACCAATGTTGGCCACATAGCATGGAAAAGGTTTATACACAAACCTTTGATATGTGATCCATCAAGATCCTGGTCTGACATTATCATTACCTGACTATATCTTAGTTTTTTATGTACGTCTTCTATAGATGAATATTTATCACCAAGACGTAATCCTAATATCTTAATAAGATCAGAAAGTTCTCTATTTTCTGTAAGGTCTCGTGTAGCTCCTCGAACATTCAGTACTTTTCCCTTAAGGGGATATATTCCAATAAAATTCCGGTCATCGCTTTTCAGACCAGACACAATACCGGCCATTGCACTAAGTCCTTCTGCTAAAATCAATACACAATCTTTTGATTTATCTGTACCTGCATAATTCGCATCGACAAAATTAGGAATACCTCTAATTGTTTTTGATTTTGTACCGTCCATTTTCTTTTTTGTTTTACCGGCTTCTTTAGTTTCAGTCAATTGACATGCCATATCCATAACCCCCATCTTTGCAACCTTTTCAATAAAAGTATCTGAAACTGCACATTGAGATCCAAACTTGGATGATGGAGTATTCATAAAGTCTTTTGTTTGACTGTCAAATGAAGGATTTTCAATATCACACCGTAGAAATAATATTAATTGTTCTTTTATTGTTGCTGGGTTACAAGAAATTTTCTTCTTTTTCTCAATATAAGCGCATAATTTTCTCACTATTTGTCCTAGAATATAATCTACATGTTTTCCTCCTTTAGATGTACTTATACCATTTACAAATGATACTTGCATAAACTCATGTTTTGGACTTAATGCAACCGCATATTCCCAGCGTTCTTGCGAGCTTTCATACACACGCTTATTTTCATCTTTACTACCTATATAAAGATCTAAATAACTATGGAAGTTCTTTACTGGTACTAATGAACCATTCAAATTTACCTTTATTTTTTTACTAGAATGATCAGTTACTGCTCCAATATCATAAACACGCTTTATCATGAGGTAAAGCATATCCTTTGTAATACCCTGTAATCCTAAACGCTTATAATCAGGTATGAATGACACTTTTGTATATGGTTTTACAGATGTTTTTGTAATAGTAGGAGGGTCGATTTTCTCCAAATTATTGTGGAATTCCTGAATATACTTTTTTCCTCGAGTATGATCTACAGTCTCAATAATACCCCATGAAGACCAAATTAATACTAATTTGAATCCAAAACCATTTTTACCACCAACGATTTTTTTTTCATTTTTATCATAATTAGTAGAAGTTCTTAAATGTCCAAAAACCATCTCTGGAATCCATAAACCTTCTTCTGGGTGTTTTTCTACATCGATACCATTTCCATCGTTTTTTAAAGTTATTTTACCTGTTTTATCGTCAATATCCACATCGATTTGTGACACCAAACGTTTATTGGAAGCTTTACTTTGCAGCATTCTAATAACGTGATCACGACAATTGACAATACCTTCATCCAACAATTTGTATAGTCCTGGAACATATTCAATCGATTTTAGAACAATCTTTCCAGAATCATTATCGTATATCCATTGTTCAGAATCAACCTTTTCGACTGAACCAATATATGTATCTGGATTATCTAAAACGTGTTCCTTATCGGTTTTACGTTGGTATTGAGTAGCAAGATTAGACATTCTGAAGCTATAGTGGTATGTATAATTTTGTTTAAGTTATAAACAAAAAATATTATTCAATTTTACAAAAACACACAAGATGTGGGTAATCGCCTTTTTTTTTTTTAAAATTGTTTTATATAGTACATGTCGTCAAAGAAATATTGTAATATGTTAGCGAAATGCAAACCAATACCAATTAAAGAAACACAATCTGAAAACGAACAGTACCATGGATATATTCGTACCAATAAATTCAAAACAATATACCAAGGCCAACCTTCAAATATTGTTGTAAAAAAAATATTATCTGACAGTGCATTTATAAAATTCGACAAAATAGGAAACCCCATGTACTATGATGTTGTACTAACATCTAATAATTCTACAATATCATACAAGGTTTTTACAAACAGCCTACAGGTTATAAATTTAGATCCAGTCACCACATATACAGTAAATATTACTGCTTTCTATGTTAGTGGTGATATATACAATGTAAATCACACTAAAACATTTACAACTTTAAGTCTATGGAGTGTCCCTAGTGTCACTCTTATATACCCTGATAATAGAACTCTTATAGTGGATAGTAACTATAATTACGTTCCTATAGATATGTCTTTCAGCTTTTCACCTGGGAAGCCTAGTCAATATATTTTAAGTGTTCCTGAAACTGGTTATGAAAAACTAATAGATATTTCTTACTTGGTACCGAAGATATATGAGATTATTATAAGAAATGACATTAGTAGTACCTTAAATGTAATTACTGAATATTATGATAACCGTGAATATGAAGATGTATCATTTGTGTACACTAAAATTATTCCTCCATTCGAAGAAGGCATAAATCCATTGTTGATAACACCTGAAAATGAATATATGAACGTGAATATTCAAAAATCACCTGGTAATCCTATTTATAATTTATACCATTCAAATAACAGTAACCGTTCATATAATATTATAAAAACTTTATCCGTTTATGATTCAAGTGGTATTTCAATAGAAAACTTAAATCCAAATACACACCAAAACTTTTATATTGAAACTATCTATCTCACAAACAATTCATACAAACACTTTCAATTGGAACATACACTCAATAAATCACCTGTACAAAATATTAGAGGTACACCTTTTCTAACTTCTCTCAATATAGCGTATGATAAACCTATCGGTGATTTTACAAACTCATCAAATTATGACTTTTACTTACTTGATGAAAACGATAACGAGATTAGCTATAATAATTATCTAAATAATGTTACTTCAATTACATATGAAGATTTGTCTATAAATGCGACTTACACGTTTAGTGCAACATCAAACTACCATGATGGAGGTTCTTATGACACTTCAAAATCTTTTCAAATGCTTTACGAAGGAAGCATACGAGACCTAATATATACAAATATCAAAGGTATTTCATTATACTTTGAATTTACTCCATTTAAACTTGATTCAATAGAGGAAACAAGTAAACCAGCTTTCTACACGATAATATATACAAACT